TATAGGAATGAGATTGACTTACCACGAATGGCCGATGATGTGGTAGTACCAGCATATATTTTACAGCCATTTTCTAAGGTAATATTACCTTTGTTCCATTCCTCAACACCCTGTTGCATCCATTTTGGTAAAGCTTCATAAGCAAGTTGAACTCTACCTAATACTTCACGAGCTGCGTCTCCCTTATTAGCAAGAATCGCAACAGTTTTAAATTCATTAAATAAGATGTAATGCAATATAACAGCAACAGCAGTTGTTGTTTTACCTGCCTGTCTTGATGTTAATACAGCAACACGTCTTTCATCAGTAATCTTTCTTGTAATATCCTTTTGGTAATCATACATATCCATTGGAATTAATCCGTGGTCTACATGTACAATTTTAATATAGTTTTCAGCAAAATAAACTGGATCCTTAGAACACTTTAGGTATTCCTTCAGCATATCCGGAGTCCATTCTACCTCCTCACCAGATTTTTTAAGAAACGAATTTCCTAGATAACCCTTATATCCATCAAGCATTGTTGGAATCATCCTTTATCATTTTAAGCAAATCTGCGGTTGATACTATCAAATTATTATTGGTCACATTCGTTGATGGACCTGATTCTTCTTTTGCGTATCTTTTCTTAGTTGACATTTCAACATAATCTTTGTTGGCGTCAAGTAAGGTTTTCATTAATTGAGACACAACCTCAAACGCTCTAGGCGATTCAGATTGTTTTGCAATTTCAACCATTTCCTTTACTGAATCATCGCCTAGATTAATGATACTTTCAATATTTTTTCTTGCAAGCTCAATATCTCTTAAATTTTCTTCGGCATTTTTATCATCAGGTATTACAGCTAAAGGTGTTTCCTCTTTTACGGCAGGTAACAATTCAGCCTCTTCGTTTGTTGAAAAGGCATTAACAGGAAGGTCAGGTAATTTATCTTCAGTATCACCTATAATTTCTTTTTCTTCCTTAACAGCATCCTCTAGTGGTTTCATACCCAGATGTTGTGCAATTGTATCATCACTCATATCATTCTCTTTATTTGTTCTTGTTGACGAGTTCGCTTTCACCAAAACTTACACGTTTTCTTAAACCACTACTACTGAATCTGTGGTCTCGTCTATTAAAGTATAGGTCGATATCTCGTTTACGACATATGTCTTTGCCTGTAAAGTCCTTATCACGATATTCTTCTCCTAGGATACGGACATGAATTGTATACATTTCCAAAATATCTTCTAGATCTTGTTCAGATGAATAAGGTATAATTTCATCAACATAACTTACTGCTTTAAGTTGAGTATATCTTTCCACCACTGTCTGAATAGGACCATTCTTTTCTGGTCTGTCTCCACTTGGGTCCATTTGCAATCCGACCATTAAATAATCACATTGTTCCTTTGCTTCTCTTAGCATCTGTACGTGACCTGCATGTAGCAAATCAAATGTACTCGCCGTAAATCCAACTTTTATCATAATATTCCATCTTTTCAAATTACTTGTAAACCATTATAACACATCTTGTGTGAAATGTCAACCATTAACTTGGAGCAGTATTTGCTGTAACCTCTGCATAATCCCAATTATCATCAAACTCTATTAAACTGTAATCAATACTCATTTCTCTATCTGTTGTCGGTTCATTATTTGCTGTCATTCCAGGTGAAACAGAATAGAACTCTTCAAATGATGTATTTGCAAGTGTATCGGTTGCGTAGCGGACATCAACAAATTTAATTGTAGCCTTATCTCTTTCTGGTCCAAAGAACCAACCTTTCATTGTAAAGTTTAGTGTATATAAAACACTTCTTCGTTCCTCAAAATCACCCTCGTAAAGGTCCTCGAATGATACGTCGTTTAAAATTAAAGGTATATCCATTGGTTCCAGACCATCAACGAGTCGAACCGTACTTGTAAACTCAGGATTGAAAAATGGTAGGATTTGCTCTAATAGCTTAACAGCGTCTTCATTATATTTAGCCATAATGTATAATGAAAAATCTAAATTATAAGGAACACCAGCATACACATATCGTCTATTACCACCATCTACATCAACATTAGTTTTTCTTAATTTTCTTGTTGGTGCAACTTTTCTTTCAGGGTCGTATGACATATTGGTCATTTCAAAAGACATTCTTGGAAGATTAATTGCAACACCTTTTAGAAATGCAGGGTCCTGTGTAACACGAGCTAATATTTTCTGAAATGGTGCATATGATATTGGAACAATCATATCCTGAACCAACACATCATTATTATCAACTCTTTGTATTTTTAGCTGATTAAAGTATGTACCAAATAATGCAACGTATTTGCGTAGTGTGGAATTGTAAAAATAATTTGCGATTGCCATGGTTTACCTAGTTATCGTTGATATTAATACTTTCACTGAATGGGTCTATTTCAGAGAAATCAATAATAGCATCGCCTTCCTGTTCGAATGTGAGGTTACGTGAAATCGGATCCAGTTGAGCAACAGCATTAAGTGTTGCTGTATTTGATGTAAGTATTTCTCTATTAAATCTACTAAAGTAATTATCAATATTATCACGGCCAGTTTGCATTCTTTGACCTGTGTATTCAGCCAATTCACAAACCATATCATAAACCTGTAATGCACCTGATTGATAAAACAAGCTTTCATCTTCAACAAATTTAATCTCAAAGATGTTTTCTGATAATGGGAAATAAATTAAATCACCTTCCTTTGGACGAATAACTGTACTTTCCTCTCTGGTGACATGTTGTTCAAATGTTCTATTTGCAACAGTAAGTGTCATTTGGTCTCTAATTTGTAAACCAAATTTGGATAGGAAATCACCTTCGCCTTCAAAACCATCCACATTTTTAACATAGGTTTCAAATTCAAATGTTTCATTATATAATGGTAAATCATCTTCATTAAATACTTTATCTATTGCACCGTCAACGCGAGTAATATAGATTACATCAACGCCGTACATTTTAATGCTTTCAATAACTAAATCTTCAACCAGTTGTTGCTCGTTAAAGTTTGAGTAGTTATCAAAGAATACATTAGTCGCCATGCTTTACCCAATATAATTATAGTTGAGAGGTTGTAAACTAGTTACTGCTTCTTCTTCCATACGCAATCTGTCTTCTCTAGCCTCTGCAAGAATTTGTTCCCCATTAAATGCGACGCCACCAACTAATTGCATTCCAGAAAATTTTGTTAGATTAAGTCCCCATTGTTCGCGAACAAGGGCAGAAGCATAATTTTGTAACCATCTGTCGGACCATACATCTGAATATGTATCTGCATCTATGACATCATACGCCTCAATAATAATGTAATTATCCACAGTCATAGCAGTTGAGCCATCAATAAACAATTTATTTACATGTTTATTATAACGAATCATTGGTTTACCTACAAGCATTTCTTGTAAGAATTCCATATGTTGCATTGCCATGTAATAATTTGTAATATTATAGCCGGTTATATCTTCAAGATTGTTTAATACAAATTGATATTGAACATTAAAAATACCACTTCCTGTGGAAATACTTGTATTTAAATTAAAGATACCGGATATACCTAAAAGCTGTGTTGGTAAAGTTATATAACCATTATCGATGTCATCTTGTGTAATTTGATGCTTTAAATAAACTAATTGGCTTCCGTTATAATGATAATCTCTCCAATAATCAATTGCTTCATCTACGCGATCATCAACCTGCTCGTCGGCAACATTGATTTGTATGACCGGAGCTCCAAGTTTTCTTAGAATCCAATCTTTAAATTCTTCTCTTGTTGTTGGTTGTGCCATTTTAGTTTCTCTTTAACCTTTTATGATATTTATGATGATTCACTGATGTTATTTACCCAGATGGTAAAAGTTTTATGCAGTGACCCACTATCTCCAGAACCATTTCTAGTGTAAAATTTTACAGTACCCGTTGTGGCATGAATTAAACCACTAAACGGTGTCGTCGCAGGTGACCGTGTTGCTATCTGATTAATATCAAGAAATATGTCGGAGGCTCCGTGAGCTACCCAACCGCTATCGGTATCTCCAGAACTAGCTAGTGCGTTTCCATTTAAAGTACGTAGAGGTACTGCCTCACCACTGGCATTAGTAAAGCCTGTTGTTGTCCATACAACTTTATAATCTGTAAGAGTCAAACCAGTTTTATAAAAAACAGTTTCAGGTGATTGGAGTTGTCGCACAGAATAATATTTTGTAGTATATCCATTTCCTGGAGTTCCACCATTTCCGGTTTGATAAGTTCCTCTTTGATAACCGCTTTGAGAAGTTTGGTAAGTATAAAGTGAAGGTCCATATACTGTAGTACCATTCCATTTAATAGTTAAGTACGACTCATAAAAACCTTCGCCATCTGGGCTGTAGTATTCCTCATACCATTCAGTTACTCCGCTTGAATATGTTGACGAACCATACGCACCGGTTGCTCCCTCATAATCCAAAGTACCATCAGGACCAGTTGCCGTCGCAGTAATGGTTACAAAGTCTCCTGTGCCTTGAGCATTATCTTGTGCCCTAATTGTTGCTGTAGTAGCTGTAGCACCAAACTTTAGTTGAAAATCATTTTCAGCATCTGTGCCAGTTGGTGCATTAGAAAGAACGTTTATACGGTTAACGACGGCGTAACCACCTGTTTCTCGAAGATAATCAGTTTGTACACTTCCAGAGTCAAGGCCGCCGGCTTGTTTAGGATATTTACCTCCAGCTATAACATTAAATACATGACTTGCCATAATTTCTCCTTATGCGTTTCCTGTCCATCTGCATTCATAATAGCCAGTTGCGACAATATTTGAGCCATTGCTTGTAGTTGATATTTCTACCTTTACTGTACCATCCTCATCTGCATAACTATTAATAGGTCTAGAATCTCTAAAATAGAATTTTTTATCCGTTGCTAATGACATCCATATACCAACGCCTGACGTATCAGCAGATGGGGATGTGCTCATTGTATTACCAGAGTGGTTAGAAAATTTAATATAGTATGTTGTTGATGGTGTAATATTATTCCATTGACTTGAGCTATAAAGGTATTTGCCTTGACCGCCAACATTGTATATAGATTCATATTTGTAAATATTTCCATCTGCGTCAAAAACCCAACCCATTACCAAATCTTGAACACCTGAACCTTGGTCCATAAAAGTAATAGGTGTGCCGGAAGTACCAGATAAACCTATAGCCTCGGTTGGTTGTGATGATAGTGCATCAAATCCAATTGCTGTTGCATCAATTCTGGTTCCACTAATTACATGGAAATGAATTTGCCATTTTCTATAAGTAGACCAAGTTGGTTCGGTATTATCTTCCCAATTAATTGCTGACGGCCATGTAGGAGCATGTGGTGTTGTGGTTGTATCTAAAATAAGTATTGCTGATTTACCTTCAGCGTCTCCACTGATAAGAAATGTTGTCGCAGCAGTCATTGTACACGTCATAAACGATGTATTAAAATTAATTGTAGATGTAATTAATTCCGTCTTAGCAGAGAAGCTATCATAATGTGCATCCATATCGGTAATATTTACCAGATTTCGTGAATTGTTTATTACATCTGTATTTGATATTTTAATAGCCATTATGACTCACCTAACCTATTTTTACCTGCTAATTTTAGCATTAACTTATCAACTGCCTGTGCATTTTCCTCGTCAGAATCATATTCGTCAATAGAGAAATATTGTGAAACAGCTGTATTTGCCTCGGCATCAAAAATTTGAACCTTTATTTGTTTTGTATTTCCAGTTTTGGCCATTATTACGAACTCCAACTTGTTGAGATAATACTAATTTCACTATTGTTCCAAACTGTAATACA